CGGAAGCATGATCTGCGAAAGAGACTCGGCGAGGTTCTGGAGTACGCCAGTAAAGCTCATCGTCGCCGGGTAGATTTTCTCCATGCCCTTGATGAGCAGTTCCATCGCCCTCGGGCCCTGGTACGCGCCGATCGCCTGCGCCGCGCGTGCGCTGGCGAGCTGGTCGGTGCCGAAGTCGCCCAATCCTGCCGCCTTCGCGACCCGGGCAATGTCAATGCCCTTCGCGGCGAGCGACATAATCGTATCCTGCCCCGCCGGACGGAACGATGAGCCGAGAGCGGCGAGCGTACGCGCCACGTCTCCGACGTCCGCCTCGCCCCAGCCCTGCGCCGAACCGACCGCTGCCAGCGTGCGCAGGGTCGCCACCGCCTTGTCGCCGTCGTGAGTGACCGCCGCAAGTCCCCGCGCATAGCCGATGAGCGCCTCGGTGCGGTACGGCGTCTCTGCGCCCATCTGCCTCAACTCTCTCATGATCTTGTGGGCCGCTTGCGCGGAGCCGAGGATCGACTTGAACCCGATCTCGATGCGCTCGTACTGGGCCGCGAGGCGAACACCAGCGAACGACGCCGCCGCCGCGCCGAGCATGCCGATGCTAGACGCGAGCGTGTTGACGACGCCCATCGCCTGCACGGCAGGAAGTTTGATCGACGTGATCGACGCGCCCAGGTCCTTCGTTGACTGCTCCGCCGGGTCCGCCTGTTTCTTGAGGCGAGCGGACGCCTGCCCGACGTCATCAAGGGCCTTGGTCGTGCCCTCATCCTGTATCGCTACGTTGATGAGCAGTCGCCCTAGTTGCTCGTCGTTCATGTTCTCACTCGTCTGGTTGCTCGATCCGCGCCACGGCGGCGAGCGTGATCAGTTCCCGGGCCGGAATGCCCCGCAACTCGCACGGGAGGCGGTGCAGGTAACGTAGGCACAGTATCGTCCAGGCCCCGTCGGTACTGTGCCTCAGCTGTTTACCCGTTCGTCCAGCACGGTCTCGTCGCCTGCCAGGAACGGGAACGCCTCGCTCCAGGCCTGCCGGAGCCGCAAATAGGCGCGGGGTTTGGCCAACGCCAGGCGCATGAACAGGTCGCCTGCCGTCAGAGGCGACGGGTCGCCAGTGAACGTAAGCGCGAGCAATGCAACTTCCATGCACCCGCCCTTCGGCATTTGCGGGTAGGCGCGGCGCAGGCGTTTGGCGTCCTCCTGCACCGCCGCCAACCGCGGTACATCTGGCTCCTGAAACGCGAACACTGCCGGCTGGCCGTCGAAAAACTCGCTCAGATCGACGGAACAGGTCGCCAACGCGTCCGGTTGCGTAGACTGCAGGAGCGCCCCCAGGCCAGCGGTCGTCGTTGTGTCACTCATCACCAGTAGACCCCCGTGTATGTCCAGCCCTCGATGCCCATCTTCACCTCGATGGTTTCGATCGTCTCGCCGTCCTCGATGGTCTCATTCGCGCGCAGGATCATTCCCACGTACGAGCGGTTCTGTACCATCGAGGAGACTTCCTTCACGTCGACCCGGATGGCCAGCCCGGCGCACGATGCAAACTGCGGCCCGCTATCACTGACCTGCAGTTTGAGCCTCACGGTCGCGGCGCTGCGCTTGTATCGCGTTTTCTCCAGAGCGTCACCCAGGCTCGTGACGTCTCCGTCGATCGCCGATTCGTCGAGCTCGATTGACTTCGCGAGCCATTTCTGCGACTGCGCCGCGTTGAAACTGATGGGCTGCCCGTTGACGACCCCGCCGAGGCTGGTTTGCACCAGGCAGTCCTGCCCGATCAATCTGTACGCCATGATGACCTCCTCACCCGACCGGGCGGTACCTGACCCGGTAGATCGCGCCTAACTCCGAATGTCGCGTCGTGCCCAGCAGGACGTCGGCCTGCTCGAACACGCTGTCTGTGGCCACGTTCAACTTGTAGCCGGTCCCGCTCACGGCCTGCTTGTTGAGCAATGTGTGCACGCGGTCCATGATGGGCTGCAGGGCTGCCGTGCCTCCCCCCTCGCCGATCACCGTCACCATGTAGCGCATCTCGACCATTGCCAGCCCATCGTCGATAGCGCGCACCGCCTTCGGCAGTCCCTCCGGCGCGTAGACGATCATCGGCGCAGGAGCCTCGGGGACAGCCTTCATGCTCCAGACGCCCTGCACCATCGCCATGAGCGTGACGTCGCCCGTGAGCGTCGCATAGAGCCAGGCGTCCACCTCGGCAGTCGGGCTCATTGCTCTAGATGCCTCCGCAGAATGTCAATGATTGTCTGCTGGTTGTTCTCGACGGCCTTCCTCATCCAGGCATATTTGCCGCGAAACTTCGACGCCAGCTCAAGCGGCGCGGCGTAGTTCATGTCAGCGTGCAGGCAGATCGTGACGAGCTCCTCCGATACGTCGACGACGTCGCCATGAATGGACGCCTCCAGCATCCCGGTCGGCGTGTAGCCCTCGGAGTACGGGTTACCCCAGCGGTGGTTGGCCTTCGCGTAGGTCTCCAGATAGGCGGCAATCTCCTGCGCGGCGTCCATTTTCGCCTGCAGAATCTGGCGCTTCTTGGCCTCGATGTTCGCCAGCAGTTCCTCCAGCCCCCGTACGCTCATAGCACCCGCTCCACGCTCAGTTGCACGGTCGTCGCGTACTCATTGCAGTCGATCACCCGGTAGAGATCGCCCGTCTCGTCGACCAGTCGGTAGCGCTCGTAGTCAGCGTCGATACTCGGCGGCGTTGTCTCGCGACGGTAGAATACCGCCACCTTCGGTATCCTCGCCTGAATGTAGGCCCCGGCATCGTTGAACCGGAGCGGCCTCGGGTTCGGATTCCGCAGGTAGCCGACGAGCCCTCTCTGCACCGTCGCCCAGTTGTCCACCGGGCCGCCTGTCGCGTCCTGCGTGACGGTGTTGAACATGAGATCGAATGTCGTGCGGCCCGGATCGCTCACACTACCGCCCTCACTCTGTGGAACCTGCCGCCGAACCCTGACTGCCTCTCGAACTCCTCGCGCCAACTGCTAACCTGTGACTGCAAATACCCCCCGCTCCCGTAGTCGTTCGATACGTCGCCCTCAGTCCATCGCGCCACGCCGTCCCGGATCGCGAGGCTCAGCTGCGGAGCCAGCCGGGACGCCGCGCCGCACAGAATCGCCCTCCACGCCGCCTCGGGGACCGACGTCCAGTAGCCCCAACGACCCGCAACTCGAATGCTGTTCGGATACATGGGGCCCACGTTCCCGAACATGGCGAACGGGCTCAGGAATGTAACATACGTGAACGGTTTCTGCTTGGCAGGCGCGTTCACCGGGCAGAGAACGTAGTCAGTGTCCTGCGATAGGTTTGTGCCAGCGTGTCCCGGCGTCTCACCGACGATCAGGTAGGAGACCGAGACGAGCCCTGCGCCGAGCTCCAGCACCGGTTGGTCGTTGGGAGCAATCGTGATGTCAGTAGGCGAGTAATAGCGCGTCACAGACGGATCGCTCGCAGACATGAAGAACGGCACATACCCGGTCCGCTCCTCCCATTCCTCGATGGCCGAGTAAACCGCGCCGTCGAGGTCCAGATAGCCGTTCGGGATCGTGAGGCCTGCCCCCTCGATGAACCTGCTCAGGTCGACGCCAGTAGGTAACGCCGTCTGCATCTCACTTGTCCTCTGCCGGGCCGCTGATTGCCTTGTTCTCGCCCGGCCAGATCGCCTTCGCCGCTACCTGCACCCGCGCGAACCGCTCTGGCACCGTCACCGTCCGCGCGTCGTCGAGCTGCAGGGTCGCCTCGTAGTCATCGTCGTCCTCGCCGCCCCACCGGATTTCGATCACCTTGCCGGTTACGCTCACAATGTCGCCAACGCGTGCCATTCCACGCTCCCTGCCGGGTTGTGCCGGGGCCCCTAGACGTCACCGCGAAGAGGCCCCGGCTCTACGCCGTTACGGCTGCTTCTTGTACTTCACCACGGCCTCGACGGACAGGAGCATCCCCGTCGTCGCGCCGGAGACGGTGATCACCGGGCGAACGTAGCGCTGAGGCCCGATGTAGTCCACCCACTGCACCGCCGCGGCAGAGCTCGTCCACGCCGTCAGCGTGCCCACCTGATTTGCGGCAGTGACGTCAGTCCAGTTGCTGTTATCCGGCGAATCCTGCAGTTTCGGCGTGTGTGTGCCATCCGTCCAGGTTCCCGGGTTGAAAATGATCGTGTTCGCAGTGACCGCGGACAGGTCCAGCGCCGTGCCGTTCGTTGTGGACGTCGACGCCTTGGGTTTGATCAGCGGAATAGGATCGACCTCCGCCGAGAGTGCTCGCATACTCATTGCTCTATCCCTCCCCCGCCTGCGCGGCGGGTCTGTCGCCTGAACTGGTTGAGAGGGCGGGGCCGCGCGTCCTATCTACGGCCCCGCGTCAGTCTCGCTACGCGTGCATGATGAGCCGGGAGAACGCCTCGCCGAGAACCGGAAGGGCGTCAGTCTCCCTGCGGAAAATGTAGCCAATCTGATTCGTTTCGGCGTAGCGCTCATAGAGCACCTGCAGGGTCATCGTGAGCGCATCGGCGATCCAGTATTTGCTGAAATCGCCAAGGACCGCGACATACTGGCTCGCCGAAATCGTGCTCGGCATGAGCTCCGACTCGTAGATCGGGCGGCCCATCAGCGTGTCCGGGGTCCCGCCGGTCAGGACGGTGCCCTGCGCCACGAACGGGGCCCCAATGAGACCCGGCTGCCAGATGTACTGGGAGTTCGAGTCCTTCAACTTGCGGATTGCCGCGACAACCGGGCGGGAAATGATCCAGCTCGACCTCTGGCGGTACTGGGCCTTCAGGTTGTAGAAGGTCGACATGATGTCATCGCCAGCCAATGCAGTCGGGCTCGCGGCAGTGACGTCACGGGTCGTCGGAATGCCCTGCGCGGACGGCGTCATCACGCCTAGCGGCTGGTTGGCACCGGTTCCGTTCAGGAACGCATTCTCCTCGGTCAGCGCGACCATGTACGCCAGACGGTCGACCAATACCGTCTCGAAGTTGGGCACCTTGCGGATGAGGGTCCGGCTCAGCTTGAGCAACTTGGCCATCGGATGCGGGCGCCACTCCCTCTTGCCGACGCTTGCGGTCGTTTCCTCGTTGCCGGTGCCGAGTTCCACCGTCCAATCCGTGGCCGACGGGTCGGTATCGAGCGCGGGGACGCCGAGGCTATCGGCTGTCGGCACCTCGTAGACAGTGGACAACTGCCTCACGAACATGAGGTTCTTCATGAGCAGGAGGAAATCTTGGATCATCTCCTGCGGCATCACAGCGAACCCGCCTCCCGTGGGTACGTCTGCCTGGTACGCCTTGGCCTCTGGGCTGTTCAGCAACTTCGAGTCCGCAAGCTGGGCCGCGGACCCATCGTAGCCGGTGCCGAGCGCCTGGGCCCGGAACAACGCAAGCTTCAACTCCTTCGCGACCGCCGGTTTCTCGGCTTTCTCCTCTGGCCGCGCGCTGCCGATCACGGGCTGCGCCGCATCTGGAACCTTCTGGCCCCATGCCTCCAGCTCGTCCGCCTTGCGCAGCCTCTCGATCTGCTTGATGAGGCTGTCGCAGTCGGCCATGCGGCGATCGAACTCGGCCTCTTCGTCTGCCGTGAATGTATCCGGCTTCCCGGCATGCTTGGCCTGGAGCTCCTGCACCCCTGCGAGGGCGCGGTTGTATCGCTCCGTCAGTGCGTCAATCGTTGCTCTGTTACTCATCTAGGTAGGCTCCTCGCGCGACCGCCAGCGCGATCCTGCCGCGCCGAACGAGATCGCGAAGTCGTTGCTCGCGCGCTAGGGCGAGAGCGGCTGCGTCAGTGTTGTCTGGGTCGTCCTCCTCGTCAGCCTCTCGCTGCGGGTACCCGTGTAGTGCTATGGCGACCGCCTGTTTCCGGGAGAATCCTGCGTCCCGCAGGAACTCCTCAAACTCGCGGACCGTCTCTATTGATTTGACCGCCGAGGCCACCGCTTTCGGGTTGGCCGGAACGGGAACGATGCTGAACTCATAGAACTCGGCAATCTTGGAGATTCCGCGGCATTGGCCCTTGCACCGCGCGATCCCCACGGTGTCGAACAGGTCCATCGGCGCGCCGAACTGCTCGGCATGGTCCAGCAGGTCCTTGCCGTTCTCGAAATAGTGCACACCGCTGTCGTAATCCGGCATGAACCCCACAGATAGGCCCACGGAGAGGCCCCGCTGCATCCGCTCCGCGCAGACCTGCCGGGCCGCCTGCCCCTCAGGCGTGCCGTGAAACTCGGCCTTGCAGAGCAGCTCACCGCCGCGTTCCGCCACCTCTACGGGCATGGCCACTGGCAGACTGCTCCAGTCGTGCCCGACCGCCACGAACCCGGAGGACCTGAAGTCCTTCAACGCGCCCCTCCAGCACCCTGGATAGAGCACGTCGCCTTGGCGGTCCATATTCCCCATGACCGCTGCGGCTCCCGCGATCTGGTTGTCGTCGATCTGAACGTCTTTCAGAACATAGAACTTGTTCAATGGCAGTGGTTGCATCCCGCACCTCTCATGTCTGCCAGCACCCGGCGCACTACTCCTCTGCCGGTCGTGCGTCCAACGCGGCGCTCGCCGGGCCGTCGCCCTGCCGCGCGTAGTAGTCTAGCTGCGTCGTCGGCACCTCGCCGACCTGCGGCTCCATCCTCGACGGGTACAGGTTCGGTGCCGCCTTCAGCACCTGGTATGTCGAGCAGATACAGTTCGGGTGACTGATCGGGACGTCATCAGGTTGGTAGACCCCCGGTCCGAGGCCGCTGTCGTGCGCCGCGTAGACGTCGCAGATATCTGGCTCCGGGTGACCTGCCGACAAGGCCCAACCGATCCCCAGCAGGTAGGGTTTCAGCTCGCCCGTCTGCCGGTCTACCGCCGCCACGTTCGTCGTCGCCCGGTGCGCCTGAATGAGCTCCGTTCGCGCGATCCGCATCGCCACCCACCATGGCGAGTCCTCGCCCGCTCCCGTCAACGCGTCGTGCACCCGATCGGCTGTCTGGGCCGCGCTCAACTGCTCCGCCACGCTCTGCAGGATCGAGTTCTCAACTGCCCGGTAGCCTAGGTCACTCAGGTTGTGTAGCCTCGTGCTCAACATGATCCCATCCGAGTAATATCGCGCGGCAAGACCCTCGACCGTCTGTTGCGCGAGCCTCCCGAACCGTACCGTAACGTCCGCGCCATCACTCAGGTGCCACGTCCTGTCCATCTCTGCGACCAACGCCGTGTCGACGTCCCTGCTCCAGACCATTTCGGCCACCTGCTGCGCTCTATCTGCCGCCGCCTGCGCCAGCTCCAGCATCCCGGCGTCCAGTAGATCGGCATAGTCGCTCGACAGGTCCTGCAACCGTTGGTCGATCCCGGCGAGTAGCTCCTGCAGTCGCGCATTGTCGATCATCTGCTCGTCGGTAAACCATTGCTCGCCAAGCGCCTCTATGCGTCGAACGATCTCGCGCGCCGCGGCGTCGTACGTGCCCATCAGCCTGCGCAGGTTGTCACGCGTTAGAACCAGCTGCCTCCGCCGGGCCGCCACGAGCAACGCGCGGTACTCCTCCGGCGTCCAATCCCGCGCGGCCCTATGCTCCGACCGCATCGAGCGCCTCGATCTCGCGGATCACCCGCTCGGCCCAGTCCACGGGCTCCCTGCGGGACTGATCATTCGACGCATCGCCTGTCACGTCCGACGCCTTGACCGCCTTACTCCGGCCTGCTGCGTCCGCCGCATCTGGGACGCCTCCGGCAAACTGCGAGAGGTCCGGCCCCTTCGAGCGCAGTTCGTCACCATCCGGCAACGGGTCCAGGTCCAGGTGCAACCGCGCCTCGTTCGGCGTTATGATCGGGCCGCCGGCGGCAAGGACCAGCCGTTTCGCCCGCGCGTCTTCATCCGGCTGCAGGGCGCGCACGTTCCTCGTGTCGAACCACATCTGCACGTTCGGGTCTCGCTCGAATTCCGGCAAGAGCTGCAGGTCAAGCTCCTCCGATAGCTCCGCCATCACGGGCAGTATGCCGTTGTACCACGCGCCGGATTCCGCCTGCTCCCGGTTGTCGTAGTGCGTGTTCGTGTCGCTCGGCAGACCGACTACCATCGGGTCCAGCATGAGCGCCGCGCAAACCCGGCTCGTCCACTGATTGTTCAGGACCTGCACCGCCATCTGGTCCGGCGAGAACCCGAGTTTCTCGATCTCGAACGGCTCCGCCATGAAGATGGGCTCGCCGCGTCTGTCGCCTGTCGTCCGCGCGCGCAGGGCCCGCGTGAACCGTGCCGCCTCGTCGTCGTCGAGGCCGGAGATTGAGCTTTCCCTTGGCCCGATCACGAACGGTGTCATCATGAAGTTCTCGATCAGTGCCGAGATCACCGTCGAATACTCATTGTCGCTAAAGACCTGCCGTAGCTGTTGCTTGAGCGGGCTCAGGCCTTTGCGCACGCAGTCTGGGTCGACGCCAAACCTGAAATGGACCACATCCCCGACCGGGTGCTTGATCCACGAACCGTCGACGTACTGCTCGTAGTGCGTCACCTCCGCCGACCCATCCGAGGGCCACCGCGGTTCCATCTGGAAGTGTGGCACCCATCGCAACTCGACCGGGCGGCCATTGTTCGCGCGGACCTTGAGCCAGTAAGCGTTTCCATCGCAGAGATAGGAGAGCACGGTTGCCTTCCAGAGGCGGCGTCCTCCCCACCGCGGCGCAGGCCGCTGCAGGAGCTGCGCGAGTGGGTGCATCGGGAGCCATTCGACCGTCTCACCGTCCGGATTCAGCCGCTGCGGCATGCATCGCGCTTCAGGAAATGAGAGCATCCACCAGTTGAGACATATGCCGACGATGCTGTTTTTCCAGAGATCGCCCGCCTTCTGGACGTAGTCCAACTGCGTGCCGGGCAGGTTCCAATACATGAGGTTTTGGCGTCGCCGAACGTTGTACGACGCCTGGTCCTGCCCGCCTATGCCCGACCAGCGGAAGGCTTTCAATCCGGCTCGCAATGTGTCGCGCACGCTCATCGGCCTATCCACCCACGCAGCCAGATCGCGGCAATGAGCACGAGCAGGCAGGCCGCGCCGATCACGACGAGACCGCCTGCGAACTGCACCATCGCCCATAGGATCGGGGCCTGCATTCAGTCGTCCCCCAGTACGCGCATCCGTCGCGCCCCGGCCAACTCCGCGAATGCGTCCGCGCTCGCGTCTACCTGGTCATCGCGCAAGCAGCCCTCCCTAAAGGAGCGCAACTCCGACAGGTACGCATGGTTCCAAGCGCCGCGGATCGCCCAGACGTTCCCCGCGTTGACCTGCGAGGCGAACCCGGAGGCCCTGACCTCCTTCGCGCCAGTCACGGGAGCCGACCGCATGTTGCATCCCGCCAACATTCGCGCCATGTGCAGAACCTGATCTTTGCCGGCTTGACCGGGGTCCTGCGGAATGCGGATCAACGCCGCGCGCCCGTCGACCTCCGCCGCCCGGCACATCAGCACGCCCACCGTGTAGTCGCCTCCGCCTGCAGTCGCCGCGAAGTCCCACGCTCGGCATAGAGCGACAGGAGCCGCCGGCGGATCGTCCAGGATTCGAACTCTGTCCGGCTTGAAAATCGAGCCCTCTCTCGGTTGAGGGTTCTGCTGGTAGAGCGCTTCAAAGCTACGTTCGCCATCGTTCTGGTCCATAACGGCCTTGATACGTAGCAACGCGTCACGATCGTACCGCTCCGGCCACAACGCCTCTCCCGGATTGCGCCCCAGCGGATCGTCCGCCTTCGCAATGGCAGGCAGGCTCAGCACCCGCCATCTGTCCGGCTCGCTCGCAATCGCCCGCGCGTCCAGCCCGTCCTCGTGCCAAGGCGTCATCACAATCACGATCGCGCCGCCCGGGTCCAACCGCGTGAGCAGGTCGTCCGTGTAGTGGTCCCATGCCGCTTCCCGCTTGACGTCACTCTCGGCGTCCTCCCGGCTCCGGATCGGGTCGTCGATCACGATCAGGCGGAACCCCGTACCCGTCGGCGGACTGCCCATACCGCGGGTCATCATCACGCCGCCCGCCGTCGTATGCCATTCGTCCGCCGCCGTGCTGTCCTGCGCAATCGCAATCCGGCCCTGCGCCAAGTTCCTCGCCTTGCGCCCCAGCCGCCGCGCGAACCGCTCGTTGTAGCCACTGATCAGCACGTTCGCGGCAGGGTCCATCTCCAACATCCGCACCGCCAGCCGAACCGTCACATTCTCCGTTTTCCCGTGTCTCGGTGGCATCTTCACGGCGTAGCGGTCGCATCGGCCTTGCAGAACGTCGTCTACGTCCCGCGCCACTCGCCGAATGTGCCTCGGCAGGTACCAGCCATGCGGATAGGTGCGCAGGAGCCAGTCGGCGTAGCCGGCATTAGTCGTCGTCGTCGTCTTCGCTCGAAGACGTCGGCAGTACTCTTCCCTCAAGCTGCGCGATCTCGCGTCGTAGCTCATCGTCGGATAGACTAGAGACATCCATCTGCACCTGTTGCATGAACGGCGGGTTGTACCGCTCCGGCTTGTTGTGCGTGAGCATGAACTGCAGAAGGCGGTCACTGCCCTTGAGTGCGCGCTGCCTGGCCACGTCTTCGAGCATCTCGTTACCGAGCTCCATCGCCTCAGCCCACCGCCGCGCGAACTCCTGCGAGTTTCGCTTGTACAGGTAGACCGTCTGCCGTGTCACCCGCGCCGCCTTCGCTGCGTGCGTCACGATACCCGTCTCGCCAAGCGTCTGGAAGAACGTCGCCCACCATCGGCGTTCCTCAAACGTCAGATTGGTAACATCTCTCGCCATCTACACCCTCAAAATGGAGCGTCCGGGTCGTTTCGCACCGCCCCCTGCTGCTGGACGCAGCCGTGCCGCTATCTGCACCTCGGACGCGTTCTCGTTTCGGATACGGTTTCCTCATCGGCTCAATGAGCGCGCGCATTTCGTCATCGATCGGGAGCAGGTATTTCAGTTTGCCCGCCAAAGGAATCGCCTCACACTGCTCCGGTTTCCAGACTGCCCGATATTCACCGTAAACTTTCATCCGACCAGACACGGAGACCATCCTATGATGCCAGACCTTGCCATCCGGCGCCAGATACGCCGTGCCAGGTTCTGTCTGTCCAACGTAGACCCATCCGGCTGCCTGATAGATTCCCCCATGGTGTCCATGATTCGGGTCGGCGAAGCTTACGAGCAATCGTATCCCTGGACACCTGGCCTTCAGAAACTTCACCGCGATAGACAATATCCGACTCACTGGAGTTGCGTGTTCGCGAAGAGCAATGCGCGTAACCTCGGCGATCTCTGTCGGCCCAAGTCCGAACGCTTTCCCCGCGTCCCTTGCATTGCCCCTGCTGAACCAAACGACGCCGATGAACTCTCCATTCTCCCACGCCCCGACTAGCACATACGGCGCTGTCGGCAATGCTCCCGAGTAATGCCAGTGCTCGACGGCGTATCGCGCGGCCTCATGCGAGCACCAATGCACCTTGAGCTCAGGGCGTGAACTCATGGCCACATTCCGGGCATTTGACCGCAGCCTTCTGATCGAGCCTGCCCTGTTCATCCGGGCCGACCGGCTCGTACGTCGGCACCTGGTTCAGCACCGCCGTCAGTTCATCCCTGCTCCACAGGTCGTCGAGTTCCACGCCGTCCTCCGCCAGCGATGCGAGCATCTCTGCATCCCATTCGGCGAGTTCAGCAGTGCGATTGTCGAGCAGTGCGAGCCTGGCCTTCTGCTTCTCGCTCAGGCCGCTCCGGCGCACCGCTACGATCGTCTCGCCGTCGGCGTCGACCACCTTGACGCGCTCGATTCCGGCTTCAGCGGCGGCGGCGACAGTTCCATTGCCCGCCAACACGCGGTTGGTCTCGTCGATCACGATCGACCGCGCCGCGCCAACCTCCTGCAGCGAGGCGACCAGCATCCCTTCCGCCCGAGGGCCGCGTTTGCGCGCGTTCCGTTTGTCCAACTTGAGATCAGCGATACTCGGCATAGTCCCCCTACCAAGAAATGACAGAAGCCCCTCCGGGGGCGTCGGCCCTCGGCGAGGCTTCGCAAAGCCGCCAATGTTTGATTGTCGTGCTATTCTACGCGAACCCTGCCGCGTTTGTCAAGCATGATTTCCAAATCCATCAGACGCATTTGCGAAATGACGGCGCAGACGAGCATCCGATGGTCCCAGCGGACGTACTGGTTGCAGTGCCCGTCCGGGCACCGGCCCGTTCTGACGCCTGTGTACGGGTCCTCCCGCTCATCATGGACGTGCAGGGCCAGCATGCCGTTACCCTCCCGCTCGATCAGCGGGCGACCGCAGGCCGGGCAGATGAGGAGCGGGAGACGGTGCATCACCAGGTCACGTCGAACGCAACCTGAATGTGATGGCCATCCTCGGTTACCATCAGCACCCGGTCTGCGTGTCCAATCGCCTGCAGCAGATCGTTTGCCACGAGGTGCGCGGACGGCGGGATCATCACAGTCGCATACCTCAGGCTCTCCGGGTTTTCCGGCCATTGCCCGGCGTATTCGAAACGCCAGAGCTGCAGTTTGCCGGGGAATGGCGGCGGCTCGATCCCGAGCGTGTGCCAGGCACCGTTCCAGACCTGAACATGGCACGCCTTCCACGCCGTGTCATCGGCGTAGCACCGGTAGTCCTCTCCCTCGCGCTGTCCCCACGCGACCTGCCCGCGCATTCTGACTACCCGGACAGTGTAGCTCAGGTGCTGCCCATCCTCGGTGCCGGCCACGACGATAGATGGAGAGGGAGGGCGCATTGTGTAGACGATCCGATAGATTGGGCCCTGCCGCTCGATGAACAGGCAGGTGCGTCTAGACCTCAGCTCATCGTCCGGTATCGCGTCCTCGATCTCGGCGATCGTCGGGCGGCGGTCCTCCGGGGACCAGAATAGTCCGCGCGGAGGCAGCGCCTTGGACAGTTCCCAGACGTCCCGGTATTCGCGCACGATCCGCAGCGCCGCGTTCGCCATTGCCAGCGGGCATTTCGCCCAGGCCTCCTCCTGGTTCATTTGGCCGCCTCCTCGATATCCTCATACGCGGCCACCACGTACATCGGCCCGTTCTCGTCATATCTGATTATCGTTTCGGCCAGGACAAGCATCGCGAAGTCCTCCTCATCCGAGGGGGACGATCCAGCAGAGATTGCTATCGCCGCACCCTCTAGTTCGCGCAGATCATCGGGCCATTCGTCCACGCCATAGACGAATGTCGCTTCCCCGGGCGTAGGGAACCTCGGCGCACGGCCCCCCAGGAGCTTCCATGCCTGGTTCCATCTAAAACGACACATCTCATCAAGATCAGATTCGCAAGGGTCCGCGCTGTCCGGTCCCTTGGTCTCTCCGCGTATCCTGCGATACGCGCTATCAGTCCAGACGCAGACGTACCTGCGGATGCGCTCGTCATCTTGCCGAGCGGCGAAGACCCATTCGGTGTGCGGGCAGCAGAATGCCCCAGAGAGCTTGTACCACCCATTTTGGCTGTCCAGCCCGAAATAGTCCATCTCCGGGTCGATTCCGCGTGGAACCATGCGCCTGATCTTGGCGAGGCTGAAGCGCGGTTCTCCGTCGCGCCATTCGCCGTCAGGCAGTACCGAGGATTGCGCCCATCCGAGTTCAATCTGCCTAGCCATCCGCAACGCCACGTTCGCAACAATCGTCGGGCATTTCGCCCACGCCTTCGCATCCATCACCTCATCGCCTCCTCGATCTCCGCCTTGATCGGTTCCAGCAGCTCGCGCAGCCGCCGGGCGATCCTCACAACGCGCTCCGGGTCGTCGGACACTACGATCTGCCCGAACGATAACATCCGCCTCTGTTCGGGCGTGCACCCGGACGGTTTCGCCTTGCCAGGCGCCTTTAGCTCGACAAACAACCAGATCGGCCCGGCTATGTGGACGGGAAGATCGACCATGCCGGGGTCTGATCCCGACAGGTCCGCCCGGTTTTGCCCGACGCGCAGGGACTCGAACCCGGCATAGGCGAGGGCCTGCTTCGTCGCCGAGACGACCGCGGCTTCCGGGTTCGTGCGCCGGGCCCTTCCGCCGCGCATCAACGTTGGTTCGTCCGCAGACTTGCGACCGCAGGCGAGACAGACCCAGCCGACGCGGGTCCGGGCCGCAGTTGGCAGTCGTAGCGGGCGCATCTCGGCCCCGCAGCACGTCGGCGCGCCGGCGCTCATTTCGCCTCCTCCATCGGGACCAGCCCGTACGCCTCGTAGTTCGGCAGCGGCAATGGGCCATCCTGCGGTCGCCATAGGTGCAGGCAGTACGGGTTGATTCGCGCCTGATTGTGGGACGGGTGATACTGCAGGACCGTTTCGTCCGGCTCCCAGATCGCGTTCCGCACGACCTCCATCTCCAGCCATGTCGGCGGTCGGTCCCGGAGGCTTACGCTCACGTGGTCCCAGTTACCGCCCCATGAGACGATGAGACCAAGCACCTCCGGCGTCATGCCCATGAGGATGCGCTTCTGCGCCGCGAACCCCGAGTCCGTCCGCTGCAGAATGCGCACGCTGCGGGGGTTGCCCATTAGCTCCCTGATCTCGTCGTTCGTCTTGCACGTCCAGAACGCCTTCATCGTTCATCTCCTCCTCCAGCAGAATCGCTCCACAATGCCCGCAGAGCATCGCAAACCGCCTACCCTGCGTCCTTACTACCCGTCGCCCATATATCTTCTCTCCACATCACGTAGCGCGATTATGGGGCATTCGCGCTTGAAGTCTCGCCCGCGGCCTCGGTCTCTGCGTCGTTCTCGATGCTCACGGTCTCGACGTTGTGCACCCATGCCTCCCAGCCCTCCGCCTCGCTTGAATGGATCACAGGCGGAACGTGCTCCATGAGACGTATCGCGACCTTGAATGGGTCAACGTCTCCCAAAACGCGGCAATGGGCCTTGAAGGTGATTATCATCGTTACCTACCTCGAATGATTTGCAACGCACGCTACTCAGCAACCTTAAGAAATCTTAAGGTTCTGCCATGCATCGAATCGGCGAAAGCCTCTCGAAGGCCGTTATCGTCGCTAGCTGATCTCAAATACCCTATGTAGCATGTATGAAGCATGTACCTTTTTTTGACCTTTTCACTAAGTTCTGACTCATATAGAGAATAACCCGAAAAAAGGTACATACATCCTACATGCTACATAAGCCCCGGATTGTCCTTGTCGAGCAATCCGATCCCATGCCACCGCATGCCTCGCATTCCTCTCATGGAGGAGAAACCGCGCTCGGCGACGTGGCGGCTGAACTCCCTGTGGGTCATCGCGCGTTCGCCACAGATGCGGGCCCATTCGGCGTACGCCGTGTAGAGCTCCGTCGAGCCGCAAGTGTACTCGCCCGAGATCACGCACCGATCGTCGAGAAACTCCTTGATCGGGTCCATGTCCTCGCGATAGGCGGACGTCGCCTCGCGGACCTGTGGCGGTGCGCCGAGTCCCTCCCGCTGCCAACGCAGGCACCCCTCGACCGCCCATGACAGAATGCCGCGCGCCTCGACCTCGAAACGCCGGTCGATCTCGCGCCGGGGAATCAACGCGTCGTCCGGGATGCGCACGATGAACGGAATCAGCGGCAGGCGGTCCCATATCGCCTGGTCGGTGCCGCGGACCCTGGGTTTGTGGTTCGTCGCCAGCCAGATTTTGAAAACCGGCTTGAAATCGAACCACTCGCCATGTAGAAACCGGGCGGAGATCGTGTCGCCCCCTGTCAGGCTCTTTACCATGCTCTCGGCGAGACGTTGACCGTCCTCGGCCTCAGACGCGTAGACGTACCGGGCCCCGGCGAGCCGAGCAATGTCGTTGGGAATCGTTCCCTGCTGTTTGACCATCAGCGTCGAGGTCGGCGTACGGACCGCGTAGGTCCCGACTAGGTTGGCGACGGTTTCGATGAACGTGGTCTTGCCGTTCCTGCCTATGCCGTGCAGGATGAACATCACGCGCTCGTCTGTCAGGCCCGTCAACGAGTAGCCAACGGCGCGTTGAACGTAGGCGCGGGTCTCGGCGTCGGGAATGATCGTCGCGAGGAACTGCTCCCAGTACGGGCACTCCTCGCATGGGTCATACTCGATCCGACAGAGGCGCGTCAGAAGCCGCTCCGGCTTGTGCGTCAGCAGCTCACCCGTGCGCAGGTTTACAACGCCGTTGGCGCAGTTGAGGAGCCACGGGTCAGTGTCGAAATCCTGCATCCGCACGGGTATGCCCGGCTCCGACTGCGCAAGTGCCAGCATCGCGTTCCGCTTGGCATTCGACTCGGAGGCAATCGCATGTTTGGCCAACTCCTCGCGCTCCGACTTGGTCTTGCAGGCCGACACCTCATCATGAATGGCCATCACGGTCGCCTTTGCGATCTGCTGAACCCGCGCGTCGTCCTGCTCCCAATGCGTGCCGGTCCAGACGTACCATGCCTGCCGGTCGTAGGAGTACCGTAGCTCGTGCCCGTGCCATGCCGCGAGGCGTTCTGCATTGCCCGTGTCCGTCGCCCGGCGCACCTCGGTCTCCTCCGTCTGAACCGGGACCCACGCGGGCGTTTCTTTAGCCAGCCGAACGAGCTCGGCAAGTGTCCCACCGGCCTCGATCCAATCGCTCACGTCGCCTTTGGGGAGCAGGTTGGGCAGGTGCACGACGCGCGCCACTCGCGCCACTCCGTACAAGGACCGCGCCACCTCCTGCGCGTGCTCCTCGCCCGGCTCGTCATTGTCCGGCAAAATGATCACCGAGGCCCCGCGCAGGTACTGCGAGTAACTGTCGTCCCACTTGCCCGCGCCGCCCGAGTTACAGGTCGCCACGCAGCCCAACCGGCGCAGGTTATCGGCGTCCTTCTCGCCCTCCACGATGAGAACGGTTTTGCCCTCGCGCGCCCGCGCCACGACCTCTGGCAGGCGGTAGGGGACGCGCTCCACGCCGGTCAGGTTCCATGTCCATCCGCCGTTCGCTGCGGGGCGGCGCTGTTTGAAAACCTTCTTGCCGTTGGGCAGTGGAGGGTATCGGAGGACCTGGTAGAGGAGCTGCCCGTGTGCGTCGGTGTAGTCGTAGACGACCTGCGGGGGAACGTCGTGGCCGTAGTCGTGCTGGGGCGGTTTGTGCCCATTCGTGCTGGGCCGATCTGCCGGTTTCTCCGGCCAGAGCCCGCGGGCCTGGAGCGCGGCCACCACCGCCTCCTGCGAGCATCCTGCATGGCAATGGACGAGTATTTTTCCATCGCGCTCAGTGACGCTCAGGCTGGGGGAACCGTCATCGTGCGCCGGACAATGAACGGACCCGCGGGGGGATCGGCAACTGCATCCGGGCCGGTCGCAACGGAGAGCATCGCGAATACGGTCCACCTGAACTACCGAGGGCATCTGTTCCTCCCTGAAACGCAAAACTGGCCCTGGAGAGAACCTGGTACGCCTGGTTGGCAGTCCCCGCACAGGTCGAGGTCGGCGAATCCAGGCCCTCTCTAGGGCCAGCAATCCTGTGTGTCCTAGCGCTGCCAACGCCTCTGATTGTCTGTCACATTGTAACGCATGGTGGGCCGAATGTCAACGCCTATCTACGCCTCTCCGTCCCACGGCTCCGGCTGCTCCGCCCACGCCAGCACGCGCGCGGTCAGAGGCTCGAACCCGTCGAGGTACCACTGGCCACTGATGTACGCCGCCATCGCCGTGAAGCGCTGCCCACGCCGCTCGATGGTCACCAGCACGCGCCCACGGGTCTCTGGCAGGCATTCGCTGCAGGGGTGCCAGACTAGATCAGGCAGGCCGCAGTCGCCGGATTCAGCGACTATATCGCGCGCCATCTTGGAAATCTCCGACACTACCCGTATCATGAAACGCCCCATTGCGGTTGTGGTGTCGTAGTTCCCCTCAACTATAGACCACTCGCCGCCAGTAGCATGAATGCGGGCGAGCAACTCGTCCAGGTCACGGGCGGTGCGCGTCAGCCGATCCAGTCCCAAAGCCACTAGCGCACGGCCAGGGCGCAGAGCTGCAATCGCGGCGGCCAGGGCCGGCCTGTCCAAAGTCTTCGCCGATACTCCGGAGTCGGTGTAGGTCTCGACCAACTTCCAACCCCGCCCCTTGCAGTGGGCATCAATGCGCGTCCTTTGCGCTTCGAGGCCAAGGCCGCTGGCGGCTTGCTTGGCGGTCGAAACGCGCAGGTATGCAATCGCCTCGGTCACCGGAACCGACTCACTCGCCTTCGTCCGTCGCGCCATCGCCTATCTCCTCCCCTACGACGCCCATCTAGGCGTTCTGATCTGCCGCCTGATCTCATCCGCGGATTCCCGGCTGCTGTGCCCATAGGTCTCGTCTGGAGCGTCGACAATCGCGTAGCAGGCACCGTCCGTTTCGCCGTATACCTGACCGATCGTCGCGATCTCCTCGGCAGTCGCCGGCTCAACCTGCGGGTGAATCGTATGCCAGACAGATGTTATGCCGTCGGCCAGTCTGACGCTAATGCCGCGGCGGCATATGCCACCATATAGATGCACCGCCTCAACCGTGCCCGGCATATTCCAATGGCGCACCCAGACGCGCGAATACAGATCAAGCATCATTGCCGCCATCTCCTCCGTTCTCATCGGCGTCGCAGTTCTCCTCGCTTAGGGCACCCAGCCTAGCTCTTTCGAGCACCTGTGGATGTAGGCCGCGATATCCGCGCCTGACGTCCCGTACGTGCTGTCTGGCGTGTCCATGATCACGTACGTGGGCCGCTCACCGTCGCCGAAAACGTGCCGAATCCACTCCTCCTGGTGTGGCGTCGTCGGCTCGGTAGTCGGATTGTGAGTATGCCACACGGACGTCCGGCCATTGGAGAGTTTGACCTCGAACCGATTCGCCCCCTTGCCGCGGCCCGAATGCCACTACACGATCCTACCTGGCATGTTCCAATAATGCACCCAGACCAGATCACCCAGCTCAACCATCGCAATCTCCCCTGCCCATCGGTTCATGCGTCGATCTCGCTGTCCCACCAGACCGCGTGTTGCCCGGGTTCGAGCGCGACAGAGAACACTCGGTATGTCTCCGTCCCGGCGGCGGTCTCACACGTCCTAACTGCTACGGACTCAATCCTGCCGAGGAGCCCGGTCGCCCTATGCCGGATAACGCCGTCTACCAGCCTACTGCCAGTCACCTCGTCTGTGCCGGGAGTCCCAGGTTCCACGAGCTCCAGGTTCTCCTCCCAGTAGGACCAGTGAGCGCCCCACGGCATCTCACAGACCACGATCGTCGCGCGGCGCGGGATCAGTTCGGAGTCACTGCTCCTGCGCGGCGCGCTGCTCACCCGCACGACGCGCGCTCGAACGCGGTCCGGCCCGCAGAGCACCATATCGCCCGGTTTCATCCTTTGCCTCCCGGTTTGTCCTGCACCTCAACCTCGTCCGTCCACCAGAGCGTCGTCTGGTTTGGTAGGAGTTGCACCGCGAGCGTCTCAAACGGCAAGTCCTTCTCGCCGATCCTACGCGTCGTCCGCATCGCACCGGTCACGCGCCCTAGCAGACCAGTCGCGACATGTTTCACGGTGCTCCCAACGCGCGCCATCGTCGGCGTGCTCTCGACGTCCCACGTCGCAGTATCGGCGGGCTCCAGATCATCGGCCCAGACGTCCCACTCACCGCGCCAGGGCATCCCAACGGTCACCATCGTCGCGTCCTCGACCTGCATTGTGATCGTATTCGTCACGCGCGGCTCCGTGCGGACTGCCACGACCCTGCCGCGCAGACCGAGGCGCGTGTGGACCACCAGATCGCCGGGTTTCATCGTCTCCTCCTCCTCCAGCTCGCGCCTCACAGTGCCCCGTCGAGGTCGGTTGACACGTCGGCACATGGGCGGCCTGTCCTCGTCACCAGCGCAGCTTTTGCCGCTTCCCCCGGACGACACTGCGCTGGCTGCCTACTGCTCTAGGATGGTCGGTTTCAGTCCCTCCTCTCCCCGCGAATCCGTTCGCGGCCTGTTATCTCGCCACCTCAAGCGGCGGAAGCAGCTGTTTCAACGTCGGCCCAACGTCCTGTGGGCGCGTCACGGTCACCGTCACGACCTGTGGGCCGGCGTCTGGTTTGCGCGCGAACGCGGTCAGCACCCAGGCGAGGCAGATCATCCCCACGCAGGCACACAACGCCCGCATGTAGATACCCGCGACTCGGTATCGGTCGGTCATCGCGCGGGCTCCTTGCCGTTGGCCTCCGGCGCGGCCTCGATCACCTCGCCAGTCGCGGGATCGACGTCGCCCTCCAGCACCGCCGGCGTGTAGGCCTCGCCCTCGCTGGCGTCGAGTGAGACTGCCTTGGCCATCTCCACGCTCATCGGGAGATATTTAGCTAGGCGGCGTACCACAGTCTTACGCGCCATCTCGGCCCAGTCCGTCTCCCAGGGTCCCGCCGCGCCCGACTTGCTCCGCCGCCGAACCGCCTCGACCTCCGATCGGGTCATCACGTCGAACATCGGCGTATCGGTCCCGCGCAGTTTGGCCACGGCGTAGACGTAGCGCACCTTAGACGGGTCGCGGTCTCCGTCGTAACGAGGATTGTGTATGATCTCGGGGCGTGTGCCCAACTTGACCTCGAAATCGTCCCCCTCGTAGACGACCCACGCCTGCACGGTCTCGACCTCGCCGCTCCGGCGCGCGAGGGTGATCAGCCCGCGGTAGCCGACGATCAACTGGCATTGATCCTTGTATGGTAGCAGGTAGCATTCGCCTAGGGCGCTCCCGGGGTCCAGCCCGAGCTCGGCGGCCATCATCGCCGACCTGTAGATTGAGACCATCGTGCAGTTGCGCAGTGCCGGCGTTCGCGCCACGCAGTTCAGCACGACCCGGGCCAGGCGGTCAGCGGAGACGTGCCGGGCCGCCGCCTGCGCAATGTCGGCCTTGCGCGCCTCCAGATACTGCGCGAGGGTCCTCAGGTCGTTTCCGACTGGCTTGTTGACGTTCACCGTCGCCACCGTCGTGTTCGTCGCTGTCATCATCCTCTCCTCTCCGTTTTGAATGGCATCAGAAACACTCTCGGGCCATGCTCTGGCGTGTGCTTGCGAATGAGCTCCTCGCTCGGGTTCAGCTCCTGCGCGATCGCCTTCCACGCGGGCGCGCCCTTGCGGTTCCTCCACGTGAACACCCCGCGAGAGGTGCGCAGCGCCTTAGCAAAGCCCATCGCGGCCTTGAGACGGGCCACGCATCGTTCCTCGGCCTGCTCCGCGCCCTCTCGCGCCGCTCGCGCGGCCTCTAGCCGAGCAACGATCTCCTCCAGCTCATCGTCGGAGTCGACCGTGCGCGCCGTGTGCTGTGGGTACAGACTCGCCAGCAGTTCACCATCGTTCTCCGTCGGATCAGGTGCCACGCGACCCCGAACGTTGTAGTCCCAGAACTCGATGGCAGCCGCTTCCATTTTCCGGGAGACGCCAATGTCGTATTCGACCTCGTAGATGCGAACGTCGTCGACCCCGAACAGAGCGATCAGGTAGGCCACAGGCCCGCGCCCGGTGACGTGCATCTGCCAGACGGCCTGTAGCCGCTCATGGAGCGGGATAATGTCACTGCCCGACGGTCCGTACTCGTTCGCGATGTGCGGCGAGTGCGTCTTGATCTCCACCAGTCGATGGTCGCGAATGCGCTCATAGTCGGGCGAGGCGGCAATGAACCGGGCCGGCTCCGGCCATCGGCAGAACGAGGCCTTCCGCAGCACCTCGCCGGTCTCGTCCGTGTAGATGCGCGCGACGTACGGCTCCATCCGCAGGCCGCGCAGCATTTGCGCGTTTGGCGGTTCAGGCTCGACCTCGCCCGTCTTTTCGAGATAAACCGCCAAAGGCGTCTTCCAGGGGCTCGCGCCCATGATCGCCACGATGTCCGTCGCGCCGAGGTACGTGCGGCGCTCGCGTAGCCATTCGGCGCGCTGTTCGTCGGTCACCGCTCGCCTCCCTCTCGCGCGTGCATCTCGGCGATCATGTGCAGCCGCATGGCCTCTGCTGGGGCGAGAACGTGAACGCCGCGATGGCAATGCGCGCAGCGATACTCATAGAGGCCGATGCGCGGGAATGCCTCGACGTAGCGGCACAGTTTGCCCGGCATGTCGGCCCAAAGCGGGCATTGAACCTCGCGCGGCGGCTCGGGCAACCACGCATTGTCTGGAGCGCTCATACCAGTCCCTCCCGCTCCGCGGCCTCGCGCAGGGCCAGGCGCACGGCCTCCGCGACACTCACGCCCAGCCGCTCGGCCTGCTCCCGCGCAAGCCTGCGCGCCTCGGGGTCCAGGTTGTCGAGGAGTCTCATCTCGTTGGGGCGACGTGGCCGGGTGGTCAATGCGTTGAACGTCCTCCACTCCTCCGGGCGGCAGTTCGGGCAGGGGACCGGGTCACCCCAGGCGTTGTCGACGCCATGTCCAGCACAGATAGCGCAGGCCTTCGACCCTCCAAGCAACTGCGAGTTCCGCGCGATCTGCTCCGGCGTCGCCCCGGCGGCGTCGGCCTCTGCAATGAGGCGGCAGGTATAGCAGATACCGTCTGGCTCCAACGCCATTTCGAACCCGCAGCCGACGCATTTGTAGCGCTTCGCGTCCTGTGGTACACTGTTTCTGTCCATCCGTTCCATCTCCTCCGGGGCTCGCTCGGCTCGATCCGGGCGGGCCCTCCTCTCATTGGGCAGCGGCGGCAGCCGTTTGCTCCTGCTCGTCGATCTCGGCAAGCGTTCGGCCCAGTTTGTCTAGCGCGATCTCCTTGCACATCCGGGCGAGTTCGTCGCAGGACGGCGTCTCTGGTATGACGGCCTCCCTCTCAATCGCCGACAGCAGGCTCCATCGAACGCCTGCCCTCCGGCAGAGCTCGGCCTGCGTTACCTCCAGGGCCCTCCGCCTCGCCTTCAGCTCCCGTCCCGTCATAGTTCATCACCTCCACGCCTATCATATCGGAATGACGCGCAGTTGTCAATAGGTTACTTGACATTTTTTGGGGAATCTGATACACTGCTTCTAACATGCTCGATAGGAGAGTTGCAGCATGAACTACCAGAAGGCTCCATTTCCATGGTTCGGCGGGAAGGCCGACGCAGCGCCTACGGTTTGGGCCGCGCTCGGTGACGTGCCGCGCTACGTCGAACCGTTCGCCGGGTCCCTCGCCGTGCTACTGCGCCGCCCGCATCCGGCCAACCGTCCATACTACTCCGAGACCGTGGCCGACATTGACGCGCTACTGACCAACTTCTGGCGGTCGGTTCAGCTCAGGCCGCAGGAAACAGCGGAGGCGGCGAGCTACCCCGTCTCGGAGCTCGACAAACACGCGCGCGGGTGCTTCCTCCTAAAATGGCGGCAGAGCGAGGCGACGGCGCATCTGGCGGGCGATCCTACATTCTGCGATCCGGTAGTTGCCGGGTGGTGGGCATGGTGCGGGAGTTGCTCGATAGGGCCCTGGGGCACCGGCGGCCCGTGGTGGCCAGACGAAAACGGCATACTGCGCAAGATAAAGCGCGGGACGGGCGTGGTCGGCAGACTGCCTCATATCAGCGACAACGGACGGGGCGTTTACCCGTCCGGCGCGCGCGAGCCGGGGGTGGTTGGGAACCCCATCGACCCGTCGAATGACGTAGAGGCCGCAATCGCCAGCGACTACGAGGAAACTGGCGGCTACCATCCGATGACGATGCCGGAGGTACGCCGCTGGTTCGCGTTCCTGTCGGCCAGGCTCCGCCATGTCCGCATAATCAACGGCGATTGGTCCGGTGCGGTCAACGGGAGCTACGAGCGCGTCCTAACCTCCGGCGCGACGCTCACGCTCGCCGTGCGGCAGGATAAAGGGCCGTGTGGAGTGTTCCTCGACCCGCCTTATGGGGTAGATGACCGCTGCGACTATATCTACGGCGACAACGACAGTCTGCAGGTGGCCGCGCGCGTGCGCGAGTGGTGCCTAGAGCATGGCGACGACCCCCGCTATCGGATCGTCTACGCTGGGTTCGATCAGGAGGGGGGAGCGCTTGTCGCTGCCGGTTGGCGCGAGGTCGAATGGTTTCGAGACGGTCTCTTCAAGGGTGGCATGGGCAAGCAAAGGCAAAACAAGGGCGACGGCCCCGGCCATCAGCAGCACCGCGAGCGCCTCTGGCTATCGCCGCACTGCCTGCAGCCGGAGACAGACGCGCAGGACCAGACTACCCTCGCGCTCTAGCCGGGCCGAAAAAAACTCGGGATTTTTTGCCGCTCCCTATTGACAGTGTACCTACAACGTGGTATAGTATACATGTAAGAACAAACCCGTAAGCCGCTACCCGATCGGGGGCGCAGGGCCCGGAGAATACAATGTCCGCAACGTCCACGCAGTACACCCTCGGTACCCTTGCCCTTTACAATCGCTTTGACCTCTACCACCTCCTTGAGGACACGGCCCAGGGGCAGACGCTGCCCGAAACAATCAAGACCCTCCTGAGCCGTGCCGCCGACTTCGAGTACGAGGACCCTGCCACGGCCAGGGACCTCAAGGACCTAGCGAACAATCTCTGCTTCTACCTGCACTAAGCCGAAACCGGCCCTATGGCCGGTCTGCGATGGGGTGGCTCCCCGCGCACCGATGAGGCAAGCCAAACGACCCGTAAGCCGCCACCCGAGAGGGGCGCAGGGACGGAGTAGAACGATGAACACTGAGCAGGTCTGGGAATCGCTCCCCGCGAGAATGCAGTTTGCGGCCACACGGATTGCGGACGAGTACCATCTGCCGGGCTCCGTCGCTGAGAGGTCATTCGAATCCTGTGGCGAGTACTGCTGGTCCTGCCGCGCAAAGAACGGGCTTTCAACAATCATTCTGCGATGGACCCCTGAGCGAGGGCTGCAGTATGTAGTCACTGTGCACTGCTTCAATGGAGCCCTCGCTCAGGCAACATTCTCCGGGCACGATGGCCTGACTGATTGCCATGCACAAGTTGCTCCGTGGGGAGAGCACCACGTCGAGGCGTGGCGGCGCGCATGCAAGGCGATCGGGTCTGCCTCGGTTCCGTTCCCGGGGCGCATCCCCTAGCGCGGAGGCAATGGCCTGGGCCGGGCAGAACGGTCCTCTCCCGGCCCAGGCCAAGCCGAAAAAAAACTTCGGGTTTTTTCACTGCAGGGGTTGACAGTGTAGGTACAACGTGGTATAGTATAGGTGTAGTGAGGAACCGATAAGCCGCCACCCACCAAGGGGCGCACGGAACCGGAGAGATGAGATGACTAACAACAATCGCGGATGGATCGCCAACACCACCAAGGAGCAGCGGCTCGCGGAGCTCATCGACATGATGAACCGGTTCGCCGCCGGGTACGCGCAGGATGCCGAGCGGGCGGCTCACCTCGCGGAGGGTTATGACGTCGACCGCGAGGACGAGAACCTCGATGAGCGCGAGCGGCGAGCCTGCGCATACGAGGCCGGCCAGCAGTGGCAGTTGGCGTCCGACCTCCGCCGCCGATCGGAGGAGCTCAGCCACTTCGCGGAGATGCTCACTACCTGCCAGTAGATGCCGAAACCGGCCTCCTGGCCGGTCCACGGAGAGGCGGTTCCCCCCGTGCTGATGAGGCAAACCCGCGCAAGACGCTACCATGACCGGAGCGCAGCGGAGGAGTAGGACGATGCGATACACGGTTGAGAACACGTTCCACCACACGCAGGCGACGTTTGTGGAGCGCCCAGACGGTACGATCAGCGCGCGCACGATGCGTCGGGTCCTGCGCGCTCTCTGCGGTAGCCCGACCTGCCTCTGCGACACGTCCCCGGCGAGCGGCTATGATGTGGAGTGGTTGAGCGGCTTCGAACCGGTGTACGACGGCCCTCGGATCGCGGCATACACGGTCTGGCATGGCGACCCCAACTACATCGACTGACGTACAAGCCGCGCCAGCCAGGCAATAGGCGGGCCACGACACCGCGCAATCCGTCACCGACCCGGGACGCAGCGGAGGAGATACGAGATGAATGCTGAGCAGGTCTGGCAGTCATTGCCCATCGACCTCGCCAACGCGGCCCTGCGCATTGCCCGCGCCTACGAGCATGGATGGGCAAGGTCGCGGGTGGTGCCGCATGGCGAGGAGTTCTGGGAGGCCGACGACCTGCGCCCCACGCTTGAGGAGATCGCGTGCGAGACGCCCGAGGGCCCGATGGGGCCTGGAATCACGGGGCCGACTGTCTCATTCGTCCACGGCAGGTACCACGTGAGCCATACGACGATGACCGGTCGCGTTAGGATAGACGTCTGTCAGGGACCGGATGACGACTACGCCAGCTACACCGTTACAATATCGCGTCCTAATGGGGCGGAGGCGTACTCAACGGTCGAGGGCAGGCAGGAGTATGAGTTCGGCGCGATACAAACCGCCTGGGGAAACCGTCATATAGAGGCCTGGAACCGCGCCTGGGAAGCGCTGGGGGTCACTCGGCCTCCGTTCCCGGGCCTCGTGCGCGAGTGGTTCCTGGACCTGCACAAGGGCGACAGTGTCGACGTCAACGGGGACCTCCGCTACGCGACGGTGACGATCTGGCCGGACGCGGAGCTCACCGGGGACCTGTTCTACGACCTCGTCCGGATCGCAGATGCTGTCTATGTTCGCTGCTGTTCGGGGGCCACGATCAAGATCGTCGAGCAGAACTGAAACCGGGGCGGGCCGGTTTCCGCCCCACTCACTCAAGGGAGGAGATGGCAATGAAGGCAGTGATTGACGGAGTTCGGTACGACACGATGCGCGCTATCGCGGTGGTTCGGGTGTCCGGAGGCACCGACCCCCACTCCCGGTACCGCGGGCAGCTCTACGTGACGCCACGCTCACGGCGATGGTTCGTCGTCGGAGACGGTGGACCACTGAGTATGTTCGGGAAGACCGTGGGCAATGTGTCCACGAGCGGTTCCGGTCTGGTTCCCCTGTCGCCAGAGCGTGTCCGGGAAATCCTCGAACGCGGCGACGACGAGTGCCAGCGCGCGCTCGATGCCTACGCCGAGGAACTGGGCGTCATCGACGCCGACAGTCTCCCGGTCGCGGTATGAGGGAGGATCAAACAGAGATGCGACAAGCCATTGACGGCGTGACCTACGATACTCGGCGCGCGATTCCGGTCGCGCAACTATCCAACAACCCACTCGACCAGGACATCGGATGGATGGCAACGCTGTACTATGCCCCTCGCGGCGGGAGGTGGTTCCTGGCGGGTGAGGGAGGCGCGGCGACGGAGTTCGGCACACAACGCGATGACGGCAGGATGATGTCGGGCTCAGGCATCATACCGATCACCCCAGCACGCGCCCGCCAGTTGCTGGAGGATGGCAGGCAGAAGGAGGCGCTTGAGGAGTTTGGCGAGGTACTCGGGATCGTAGATGTCGAGGAGCCTCGGGATCGCGTGATCAGGTTCCGCCTCTCAGGGGCGGAGTTGGCGAACATTCGCCGGCGCGCGGAGGAGGAGTGTTTGACCATGAGCCAGTTCATCAGGAAGTGCGTCAACCGCTGAGACGCAGCAGGAGGTTGAGCATTCGGAGGCCCCGGTAGCCACTCACGCCGCCGGGGCCTCCTCCGCCGCTCAATGGCGTCCCCACGCCTAGCCCTACGGCCACGGCGGACGGTCTGAAATCTGCACGCGGCAGGTTGGCGTCTCGGTGCGCGTCAGGTTGTCGGAGCCGAGTAGATGGATGGTCGCCGTGAGGTCGTATTGACCCGCCGGGATCGCGGTCGTGTCGATGGCCACGTAGGCGGTCGGGGTCTGTTTCGCGGCGACGTCATAGCTCGTGCAGGTGCCAGAGGCGGCCTGCAGCCCGTCTCGGCTGGTCAATGCCCAGATAGGTGCCTGCGTGATCTGGAGCGTGTTCCCGGCGGTCGTTTGGACCGTGAAACCGATGATCGCGACTGTCCCCTGCTCGTACTCATAGCGGTCCACGTTCTACCCCTTCCTATTCAATGCGCTTTGTGCCCGGCTCCACGCTCGCGGACGTGCTAGAACGGACGGCGGACTGAGTGATCGACTGAATGACGTCTCGGGCCGTGCGCGAGACCACCGGGATAGGAGTCTTGGGCACGATGATTGCACCCTCGGTGCCGTAGACGACGCGCTCCAGCCCAGTCTCGATGTACGCCTGCGCTTGCCGCCGCCTCCAGGTCAGTATCATGGCCCTATGCCTGCGTCAGGATCGTGATCTGCAGCGGATCTGCCCCACTCGCCGTGAACGAGAGCGTCACCACTGCGCCGTTGAGGTCCGCCGCGGCCAGGTCGATCATGTAGGTCGGAATGGGAGCCGTAGCATCGAGGTAGACCGCGTTCGTGCACAACGCCCAGGCTCCTGTGTCCAGTTTGCGCCGCGCAGTCACCGTCAGGCCGGCCTTGGGCGTGACGTGATCTGCCGAGTCGAGCATAACGAACGTGAACGCCGACACCGGCTGGTTGCGTTTGACCGCCATTGGCAGGTGAGCATCGAGGCTTGACTGGAGGGCGTAGCTCGCGGTTGGCAGCGTCCGGCTGTTGAGCACAGTGGTCGTCGGTAGTGCCGCCAATTGCGTGTCGAGATTCGCCGAAGCGAGGCCGACTGCTCCGCGCACCCCAGCAGCATCGAGCGCCGTACCTGTTCCACGAGAGGATACTGCCACGTCGAGATAGTCCGAGATGCGCTTGCCTACACTCCCCACCGTAGCCATGCCAGACGTCAGAGCATTCCAGATGGCCGAGACAATCCCGTTGAGCGTGTCGAGATAGCCCGCCCGCGTCGTTGTGTAGCCCTGCGCAGTTAGGCCGGCAGGAACGTCGGTGCCAGAGATCAGCGAATGCTCGGTGGAGGTAAGCGCAAAGCCTGTTTTATCTGTGACGGTTGCCGAGATCGTCTGCCCGGCTGTCAGGTCAGCGGTCTGGAGGAGCTTCGCGCCATTCGTAGTGGGCAGCCCTCCGCTCGCGCCGGGAGCCGCGGCAGGGAGTGCGTTCCCCAGGTCCCGCGCGGTCTGCGCCGTACCAGCTACCAGCGTCGTGTTGACCTTCGCCCCGACCTGGAACGTTCGGACGCAAGCGCCGGTCACCCCTGAGACTGTCGCGGCGATCCGGATCGTGTACGTTTTCCCGACCTCGAAACCGCTCGCCGCGCTCAGCGTTATCTGCGCGACGTACTGGCCGACGGCGTTCGCGCTGTCGAACGCGGTCATCGTGCCGGTAAGGATCGGCGTGGCCGCGTTATCCTCGTAAACGCGATAGGTAGGCGCGGTGTCTGCGTTCGTGGCGACGCCCGTTGAGAACGAGTGCGTGTTCACGCTGAACGTCAGAACGTCGTTGATCGCCCACGAGCCGAGGTACATGGCCCTACCTCACAATCGTTTCAAATATGCCGCCCATGCCGCCGCCGGTGAGGCTCCCGGTAACGTCGTCCACGACGTGCCCGGAGCCTAGGATCGACGCGGAGAGGTTCTCCCCGCCATTCGCGGCATCTGGGCCGGAGATATTCGACGCGTGCAGGGTGCCCGTGACTTTCGTGACGCCGTCGATCGTGCCGATTTTGCCCGCGTAGATCGAGCCCGCGGCGGGGAACACCACGGTCGGGTCGGGGTGCTGGACCGCGCCGGCGTCGGAGTAGATATGGGTGTTCGGCAAGCCGATGAACTGGTCGGTCAGCGCAGCCCGGCAGAGCGCACCGCCGTTAGGATCGGTGTTGAGGCCGAAGTTTCCGTTTGGCGCATCAACGAACGGGGACGCGGAGAGGGTCGTGACCGTCGAGCCTCCATACATGACGGTCCCGGCAGGTACAGAGCCTCCCGTGCAGGCGTAAGCGAAGCAGTTGATATACGCTAGGGTCGCCGTGGTGTTATTCGGCGGGGCGAACCCCACGCCTCCACATCCCGCAGCGATGCATCCTATGCAGCGCAGGTTCGTCGCATTATTGGCGAATCCAGTGCCAGACTGGCCATACGCTACGCAACGATAGGCTACATCTAATTGGCCGCCCACAAAGGCATTCGTCCCACCGATAGCGATACAATCTACCCAAACAGCCCAACCTGCGAACCCAGTTGCACAGTTATAGGCGACGCACTGATCTGCGCTGCAATTGAAACCCGTGGTACATGTCTCCGCGCGGCATTTGCACGCTACGTTGCCTGATATCCCAGTGGCGCAGGAAATAGCAATGCAGTCAGCAAACTGTGGATACGTTCCCGAGCAGCCAGTGATCGATGCATGACCATTGCCATTCACCACTATATGGGCTACGGTCGAATAATATGCTGAGCCAGTAGAAAGCGCCGTTATCGAATCGGCTCCGGCATTCACAGTAGCGCGCATTCCGTCCCCTCGAATAGTGCCATATCCTATGATGTTCGTGTAATATTGCGTGAAGGATGGAGTCGCCGAAACGGTGTACGCCCCGGTCATAAATACGCGCGAATATTGGAACGTTGTGACAGTAGCCGCCTGACTCGGCGATGCCAACGCGCCACCTAACGTTCCCGTTCCCCCACTCGAGTCCGCCGTAGCACACGCGCGATCGACCGCGAATGAGGTCCCAGCGGTCACAGACGTGATGCAGTACCATCCGGACGTGAAACTGCCCACGGCATCGAGGTGTATGAAATTCCCCACCCACGCCTTTGTCGCGGCGGCGCACGTTACCGTCGTCCACGGGCTGACAGCCGCGAGAGAGGAGAGCGCGATACCCGCATCGCCCTGCGAATAGTCTACCGTCCACGTAACGCTGGTTAGCGTCGCGGCAGTCCCGCATCCGACCGCGGTGCTAGGCACCCCCGCGAACACGACCGCGTGCCCGATAGCAGCATCAAGCGTAGCCGCGCCACTTGCGACAGACGCGATTTTGTACCAACCCTTGACGGCGTTCGTGCCTGCAGAGATGAATAGCCACGCTCCGACGTCGCTCGCCTGAAACGAGTAGGAGGCGGACGAAAACACCGGCGCGGCGGTATTCGCGTTAGTGACCGCACCATCGGTCGCCATTGCGCGGTCGACAGAGAAGCCTCCGCCGTTCGCGTCCGACCCTGTCGGGTGCACCTCAACTACGCTATAGTTAGGCAATGCCATCTATTCGGCCCTCTGCACTATCTCTGCGCGCCGAACTCGCAACCGGCCTCCGTCGTCTAGACGCACGCGCACCCAGCCCCGTGCGATCCTGTCCGACCAATACGTCTCCATCGGCACAACCTCACCGCCATAGTAGACGCCGCCGCGCGCTACGACCACCCTATCACCTGGAGCATATGCAGCCTCCGCGTCAGGAGAGCCGTCCGGCGGCTCCGGGGGCACCTGCGGCTCGGTTTCCATCTCGCCTAGGTTCCGAACCCAACGGGCCTCACGCAGGCTTTGTACACGACGGGCCACTGCGCATCGTTCTGGATCGCCGCGACCAGATCCATGATGAACGTATTGTAAGACAATATGTCGCTGCTAACCAGCAGATGCGGCGGCCCGTCTGTCCGCGCGTCTGCCCAGGGCGAGTTAGCGTCACTCGCGCGGGCGTAGACGTCGTCAATCGCCGCCTTATCGTCCTGCATCGCAGCCAAGAGCGCGCGGATCTGTTCGGCACGAACGCGAATGCGCTGGTCACAGTATTCCTGCATCTGTGTGTCTGTCGCGGACATTTAGCCCTCCTTGCCGGGCGAACCCGGCTGCTCTTCGAGTTTCCCCTTGAGGTACGTCGCAGCCCCGAGAACGCCACCCCAGAGCGCCGTCCTCCAGTTAGGCGTTACGGCCCACGTCGCCCCCGCGGCCAGAACGCCGTAGCAGATTGTAAGTATCGCTACTTTCGCTATTGTGCTCATTTTGCGTCCCCTACCGGCACCAGCCACCACGACCGGCCCTTCTCTGCCTCTACCGCCGCGCTGAGCAGGAGCCACGGGTACCCCTGAGGGTCGACCTTGCGGCCCGGAGGTACGGCCACCGCGGCGTGTGAGAGGACGGGTAGATAGTTGTGTTTCAGACGCAGGGCGGCGACAAGTCGGGCGACGGTCGTGAGCTGGGCCTCCGGCCAATCGTCCTGCCCGTCTATGTGCTCCTGCTCGATCCCGATCGTTCTGCTGTTGCCATGCTCGGGCCGATCCGCCGCGCCGACGTGGTAGGCCGTGTCGCTATCCTGCACGAGGTGATAGAGCGTACCGGTGCGCGTAACGTAGTAATGCGCCGAGACCTCCGGCCCGGTGAGGGTCTCCAGATCACCCTGCTTACGCCCATCGGAGGAGTGCAGGATGATTGCCTTGATCGGCCCCGGCCTACCCGGCTTGAACGCGCGCGCAGACCGCCAGATGTAGGGCAGGTCCGGCATTAGAGGTCTCCGTCGAATCGGTAGTGCACCGGCGCGCCGGTCGGCAGTATGCCGCGGAACTCGCAGACGATACGCGCGTACCAGTGAAAGCCCTCCAGCCCCTCGCGGTGCCCGATCACGCAGTCTGCGCCAGAGAGCTGCACGCCGTCAACGGTCACGACGTCCGCGCCCCCTCGAACGCCGATCTGATCCCAGCGCATGGTCGCCGCCACCTCGTGCGGGGCCCCGCCGTCCGTGAACCGGAAACGGAGGGTCACGGTCTTCGCGGCGACGTCTGCCGACGCGTCGGCCTGAATGCTCCCGGCGTCGAAATGGTGCGCGTCCGGCGGACAGTTGCCCTTCCAGTGCCGCGGTGCAATGGTCGCGAGCTGCTTGATCAACTGATCGACTTTCGCCGCGAGCTGAGTGATGTCGAGCTGAGTGGTGCCCATCATTTGCCTCCTGTCGCGAGCCAATGGCTCTCGCGCATGGCCAAACCGAGTATCCCCGTCACGAACCCCATGACGGCGGCAAACATGGCCGAGATGAGGAACCGGCGGGAATCCTCCTGTTGTTTCTCCAGCGAGCTGATGCGCGCCTCGGCCGCGCGCAGGTGCTCCTCTAGCGCGGC